CGGAACGCTCAGCTCAGGGAGCGGCGCGCACTGTGACGCGGTTGTGTACGGGTTTTCGGCAATCGTGTTAGGAGTAGTCCGTGTCTGATGCGAAATGGCGTTCCCGCATCGTAGGGCAGGGCCAGGAAGCGCCCGACCAGCTCCTAGCCAACCCGCGCAACTGGCGTATGCACCCGAAGACACAACTGGACGCCCTCGCGGGCGTCCTCTCAGAAGTCGGCTGGGTGCAGAATATCATCGTCAACCAGCGGACCGGGTACGTCATCGACGGTCATGCCAGGATCGCGCTCGCCATCTCTCGCGGCGAGCCTTCCGTCCCGGTCGTGTATGTTGATCTGGACGAGAACGAAGAGGGCATCATCCTCGCCGCGCTCGACCCGCTGGCGGGCATGGCGGTAACAGATGAGGCGAAGCTCGCGGAATTGCTGGCTGACATTACGGTGACGGACGAGGTGCTAGAGCAGTTCTTCGCCAGCATAACAATGCCTAACTTTCAGCCAGTCGGCGTGGAGGAACAACCTCGGCTAGACCAGAAGACGCCGATACAATGTCCGGAGTGCGGCCATGAGTTCACGGCCTGATCTCCGGCTCGATTGGTGTTCGTACGAAGCGGCGAAGTACGCCGTTGAGCACTGGCACTACAGCCATACGATGCCTATCGGGAAGCTTGTAAAGTTTGGTGTATGGGAAGGTGGGCGATATATCGGAGCGGTGATTTATTCGACGGGAGCGAGTGCTCAGATGCACAAGGCGTTTAGGATCGGGCGCTTCGAGGTCTGTGAATTAGTCCGCGTCGCCCTGGATCGGCACGTTGCGGCGGTGTCTCGTATTGTTGCTATTTCGATTCGTCTGCTACGGCAGCACTCATCGGGACTTAGGCTTATTATCTCCTTCGCTGACCCCGATCAGCAGCACGTCGGGACGATCTATCAGGCCGCAGGCTGGGAATATGTCGGCACCTCTACGCCTGGGCTGTGGTACGAAATAAACGGACGTCGAACGCACAACCGCAATCTACAAGGGCCGACTGGCTTCGGCAAGTCTATGCCGGAGGGACAAAAAGCTTACAGCGCCGCGCTCCGCCGTGGGTTAGCTGACGGTTCAATTGTCCGAATCGTGACAGCGGCGAAACACAAATACATCTATCCGCTCGACTCTGAGATACGTGCCCGCCTCGCGCCGCTCGCCAAGCCATACCCAAAACGTGCGCCGGAAGCATCCAGCGATGCGCCTGCTATCCATGCAGGAGAGGGCGGGGCAGCACCGACCCCGGCGCTCCAAATATATCATGGGTGAGCGCGGCCCTCTGCCAATCCCATACGCTAGGCGGCGCAACCGTCGCCCCAACCGCGGCAAGCGCATCGGCGTTTCGCGCCCCGAGATGCCTGATAACCTGCCTGCCGAATCAGTCGCCGAGTGGGACCGCATCGTCCCTGAGATCGAAGCGATGGGCCTCCTTGCCGTCGTTGACCGCGCTGTGCTTATACGCTACTGCCGAGCGTGGTCGGACTGGTGCGAGATCGACGAGAAGCTGCGAGCGACGGGGCTACTGGTCAAAGGCCGGCTCGATGGGCTGGTTCGCAATCCCCTGTTCCTGATGCGTAGCGAAGTCGAGGCGACGCTGAGCGACTTAGGAAAGCAGCTTGGGCTCACGCCGTCCGCTCGTCTACGGCAGGGCGTTGAGCACGAGAGCCAGGAGGTTGGCGACAGTAGCGCGCCAGCGGCCATCGACGACTATCGCGCTCGGCTGCGAGGGAGGAAGGCGCGATGACCGATGAACTCCTCACCCTACTCCGACGCTTCGCGCAAGGTGCTCCCGATGGCGATGGCCTCTGCACATATTGCGGCGGCGACGTCGGAGGACAGTTCGAGGGAGATCGGTACGTAGATGCGGTCCCGGGCCTGCCCCACCAGGAGGATTGTCCGGTCCCCAGACTCCGATCGATGTTGCCGAAGTTGGAGTCTGCCCTGGAGGCGCTGAAGCGCATAGCCCAAATGGCGGCAGTGCAGACATCAGATGAACGCGATCCAGGGACGGCGGCGCTCAACGATATGGCGTCAATCTATGTCATCGCGCAGGAGGCGCTGGCCCCGAAGTGACCACCACCACCGTGCCCCGCACCCGCCAGTCTCGCGTCGCGCGGCCCATCTCGATCGGCCCGACGTGGAAGCGCAACCGTGCGGGCTTCGTTCTGCCCAAGCACACGCTGGGCTGGCAGATTCTCGGCTGGACGGCGGACTACCTCTTGCAGCCGGACGGCCCGGATGCCGGGCGCCCCTGGAAGTTCACGGACGAGCAAGCCCGCTTCCTGCTCTGGTGGTACGCGGTCGACGCGGAGGGCCGGTTCGTCTGGCGGTACGGGATGTTCCGGCGGATGAAGGGTCACGGGAAGGATCCGCTCGGCGCGGCGCTCTGCTGCATCGAGGCCGTAGGGCCGTGTCGCTTCGCACGCTGGGAGCGCGGCCTGCCCGTCGCTGAGGCACACACCGCTGCCTGGGTACAGACGGCCGCCGTCTCGCGCGACCAGACGCGGAACACCATGACGCTCTTTCCGGGGATGCTCAGCCCGCGCGCCATTGAGGAGTTCAGCATCGACCTGGGCAAGGAGATCATCTACGCCGAATCCGGCCGCAAGCGCATCGAGGCAGTCACCAGCTCGCCGCGGGCATTGGAGGGTGGGCGGGCGACGTTTATCCTCAAGAACGAGACGATGCACTGGCTCGGGCCGAACGAAGGGCACGAGATGGCGAAGGTGATTGCGCGGAACGCGGCGAAGTCACGGGATGGCTCCTCGCGTGTGCTGGCGATCTCGAATGCGCACGCGCCCGGCGAGAACTCGGATGCCGAGCATGACTACGAAGCCTGGAGGAAAGTCGCGCAGGGGCTTGTGCCGGTGAGCGCAGCGGGCATCCTCTACGACTCCCTGGAAGCGCCGGAGACCGACCTCGAAGACGACGCTGCCGTGACGCGCGGGATCATCGCCGCGCGGGGTGACTCGGCCTGGGTATCGCCGGAGCGGCTGCTCGGGGAGATCCGGGACCCCCGCACGACGGCGGCGATGGCACGGCGCTTCTACCTCAACCAGATCATCGCGGAGGAGGACAAGCCGTTCGACGCCGACAAGTTCGCCGCGCTGACCAAGGCCGGCTACACCGTGCCGCCGGGCGCGCTGATCACGCTCGGCTTCGATGGCTCACTCTCGCGCGACCACACGGCGCTGATCGGGACAGAGGTGGCAACGGGCTACCAGTGGGTAGCCGGCTATTGGGAGCCTGTGCCGGACGCTGCGACGGGCGAGCTCTGGATCCCGACGACCGAGGTAGACCAGATCGTTGAAGAAGCGTTCGCGCACTGGCAGGTCTGGCGGATGTACGCCGACCCATACAAGTGGGGTACGCATCTCTCGAAGTGGGCGGGCCAGTTCGGCGGCGAGCGCGTCATCTCCTGGTCGACGACGCAGTACCGGAAGATGGCGCACGCGATCGCGCAGTACCGCACGGCGATTGAGGCGGGAGACCTTTCCCATGATGGCGACCCGCGCTTCGTCGCGGCGATCGCCAATGCCGTGAAGCACATGCTCAGCCTCCGGGACGATGATGACGAGTTGATGTTCGTGATCCAGAAGGAACGCTCGGACTCCCCGCTGAAGATTGACGCCGCCGTCGCGGCCGCGCTGTCCTGGCAGGCGCGCCAGGACGCGATCGCGCTGGGGGCGAAGCCGCAACGGACGGGCATCTCGTTGTACGTTGCGGGCGAGGAGGAGAGGGCTTGAGCCTCATGGCCCAGGGGATCATGTTCCAGCGGGCGCGGTCTAGGGTGCTTGATGAACGCGGTTGGCGTCGCGGCACAGACCTTGAAGATCAGGTGGCACTGCTCCTAAGCCGCTTTAGTTGGAGTCCGACCGAGGTGATGCAGCAGTATAAGGTCGATCGATATCGACTCGACTTCGCTTGGCCCCATGTGCAGGTTGCAATTGAAGCGGATGGCTGGTGGCACCGATCGCCGGAGGGTGCTGCCCGGGACGCCTCTCGAGATTCGTACTTACGCGGGCTGGGCTGGCTTGTCTTTCGCGTTGATGATCGCGGCGGACCTAAATGTCTCGCAGATCAAGTAGCCCGCGTCAGCCGCTTCCTAAGACGAGAGGAATGACGCCCACCCGCCTACGCTGGCTCGCCGAGATCGCAGGCGTCGCGGCGCTGGCTGCGGCCGCGTCGTTGTGGTCGCTGCCTCTCGGCATCGCGGTGGCAGGTGTATACTTGATACTGGTAGCCAACCTGAACATCGGAGGTGAGTGATGCCGGCACTCAGACAAGCAGCCCGCAACGCCTTCTCGATCGTGAAGCAGGGCAACCCCCTCCCCGCGTTCTCCGGGGTGACAGGCCAGATCGGCCATGTAGGCGGCCTCGCCACGCTCTCCGGCCAGCGCGTCGAAGAGGCATCGGCACTGCGCGTGGCGGCGATCTGGATCGCGACGAGCGTGCTCGCCGATGAAGTGGCGTCGCTGGTGATGCGCCTCGTGCTGAAGGGCGACCAGACGCGGATGCCGCAGGAGCCGGAACGGCTGCGCGCGCTTTGGAGCGACGAGCCCAACCCCGACCAGACGCGCTTCGGGATCGAGGCGACNGAGACGATGAGCATGGCGCTCTGGGGCGCCAGCTATACGATGCTCGGCTGGACCCGCGCCGGTGGGCTCGATGTGCGCTGGCCTCTCAACCCGGCGGGCGTGAAGCTGGAACGCACGGAGGGCGTGGCCCTCAAGCTGACGTCGCTCGGTCAGGGCGAGCTCGTGAATCGTCCCGGCGAACGGCCGGAGTTCGCCTACTGTCCGCTCTACACGCTGCCCGGCCAACTGGAACCCGTCTCGCCCGTGCGCATGGCAGCGGAGCTGGCGGGCCTATCGCTGGCATACCAGGAGACGGCCGCGCGGCTCATGGGGCGCGGCCTGAACCCGTCGGCTGTGCTCACCGCCAGCGAGGCTATCCCGGAGCCGGAGGCTGTCGAACTGTCCCAGCGGCTAGAACGTTTGCACGGCGGACCTGGCAACGCCGGGCGGGTGGCCGTGCTGGGCGGCAAGGATCTGAAGCTGGAGCGGCTGTCGATGAGCATGGCGGATGCCGAGTTCGTCGCGCAAAACGATCTCGTGTTTAGGGTCCTACTGGCAATCTGGCGCGTGCCGCCGACGGTGGCAGGCATGGTGGACAAACCATCGACCTGGGGCACCGGCATCGCGGAGTTTTCACGGGGGCTAGAGCGCTTCACGCTGCGGCCGATCGTGCAACGCCGCCAGGCTGCCTACCAGAAGTACATCACGAAGTGGGTCGAGCCGGCTTTGCAGGTGAAGTTCATCTTCGACTCGCTGCTGTCGGCGTCGCCGAAGGACCGGGCGGAGATTCAAAAGAACCGCCTGATAATGGGCGCCACCTCGATCGAGCGCGTGCTGGCGCAGGAGGATGAGCCGCCGTTCGGGGAGGACGAGACCGTCTTCTCACAGCTCGCCCTGGCGACGGACGAAGACCGGCGCCTGGCGCGGCTGGCGCGGCAGGCCGAAACCTACGGTGCGCTCATCAGGGC